GCTTCTTACTCTGAAGAGAAAGAGCGCGCTAAAATGGGCGAGCAGTTTAGCTTTAAGCGTGCCGTACAGATGGCCGCTACTGGCCGTAAGGATGGTGTAGAAGCTGAATTTAGCAAAATCGCTGCTGACGAGTTCCAACGCTCTGGCGTTTCTGTTGCCGCTCACTCTGTTTTGATTCCTTCTGAGGTTTTCAAGCGCGACATGACTGCAACTGGCGGAACTGGTGGCGACCAAGGTGGCGTTAACATCCAGACCAACGTAGGCGGAATTATTGACGTATTGTTGCCAAAGACCGTTTTACGTGGTTTGGGCGTTCAGCAGTTGAATGGCTTGGTAGGTAACTTGGATATGCCAACCGCTTCAACTCAGCCCGCTGCTGGTTGGAATACTGAGAACGGAACCGCAACCGAAAAAAGCCCCGCTTTCTCTAAAATCACTTTCAGCCCCAAGCGCTTGGCTGCCTTCATCCAGGTTTCTAACCAGTTGATGCTTCAGTCTTCAAATAGCATTGACCAGTATGTTAGAAATTTCTTGATTACCGCTATGGCTCAAGAAATGGAAAAGGCTGCAATTAAAGGCGGTGGAACCAACGAGCCTACTGGTATTATCTCTAACGCTTCTGTCAATGTAGCTTACGCTGGTGGTGCTGCTAACAACTCTGTAAACGCTAACGGTGCTGCCGCTGTTTGGGCCGACGTAGTTAACTTGATGAAAGCCGTTGAGAACGCTAACGGCGAGGGTGTTGCTTACTTGACTAACCCCCTTGTAAAAGCCGCTTTACAAACTACTCCCCGCCAGTCTTCTGGTGTAGAGGGTAACTTCATTATGCCTTCTGGCGCTAATGAGTTGAACGGTTACGCCGCTGCTTTCACTACTAACGTGCCTAGCAACTTGTCTAAAGGTTCTGCCTCTGACTTGAGCGCTATGATTTTTGGAGACTTCTCTAAGTTGGCTTTGGCTTCTTGGGGTGGTATGGAGTTGACTGTTGATCCTTATAGCGGTGCTACTGCTGGCTTGACCAACATCGTGCTTAACTCTTACTTGGATTGCAACTTGTTGCAGCCTACCGCTTTCGCTGTCATCAAAGACATCGACGCCTAATTGAGCAACTAAAACCCGCTAGGGGGTTTATCCTAGTGCCTTGGGGGTGGTTAATTCTCGCCCCCGAGGGCTAATTTTATGAAAGCTAAAGTTAAATTTTTGATTAACGCAAGCGGGCAGTTTAACCTGTGCTACGGCCCTGGCGACATTGTAGAAATGGACGCTAAACAAGCCGAGTTTTTGCTAGAGGCTGGCGCTGTTGAGTTAATCGAAGAAACCAAAGCAGAAGAACCTAAGCCCGCTAAGAAGGTTAAAAAATGATCACAGGAAAGCGCACAATAAGCAACGTAAACGCCGCCACGGACTATATTAGCCTAACTGAAGCTAAGTCGCACCTGCGCGTTACTAGCAGCTCAGACGATAGCTACATTACGGGGCTTATTACTATGGCCCTAGATGCCTGCGGCAATTACTTAGGTTATAACGTTGTTAAATCTTCTGTGCGCTACGGCTTCGACGGCTATACGGGGCTCGCTGCTATTGTTAACCCTGTAAACGGATTGCAGCAGCCTAGCGGGAATTACTTGCGTATCCCTAGCCGAGTGCTTAGCCTTACCTCAGTCAATTACATAAGCGATGCGAACACTGTTACTGCCTTTGACGCTGCCGACTGGATAGACGCGCCCGACCCTATGGGCAACTATGGCCGCGATATTTTTTTTAATACTGCCCCTCCTAGCTTGACGGACGCTAAAACTAAATACATTGTACAGTTAGTAGAGGGCTTTGAGCTTACTAGCGCTACAACTGACCAAGGTAATAAGTTTCCAACCGCTGTAAAGCACGCGGCGCTTTTGCTTATCGGTCAATACTATGATAACCGCGCAGCCATTACCAGCAGCTCAGGCATGAAGCCACTAGACTTTGGCCTGCATTACTTGCTTGATCCTTATAAAATAGACTTCTTTATCTGATGGACGCGGGCAAGTTTGACGAACTAGTAACGATTGAGAGCTACACCGAAAGCGTAAGCTCTAACACGGGGCAGCGGACGCAGTCCTGGAGTACTTACGCGCAGGTATGGGCGCAAGTAAAAGAAAGCGACTTTGGGCAGGAGCCTACTAACGCGGATAGAAGAGAACATAAAACGCGGGTTAATTTTATTACCCGTTATGACTCTGGTTTTAACGTAAAAATGCGCATAAACTGGGGCGGCAATTATTACAACATTTTGAACATTGCCGAGAAAGAGCGCAGGCTTTACGCTAACTTGCTGACTGAATTAACGAGCTAAAAAAGCAATGGTAACGGGGTTAAATAATATAGTAAACAAGCTTAAAAACTCTACCAAAGGGCTGGAGTCTAAGGCTTATGACGCTATAAAAAAAAGCGCCCAGCCAATCGTTAACGACGCTCAGGCTGCAATAAATAGCCGCACGGGTAACTTGCGGGCCTCTATTGGCTTTATTGAGCGTAATAAGCGCTATAAAAGCGCCGTAATTATCGGCGCTAGAACTTACGGCAGCTGGAAAGGTTACCACGCTTACCTAATTGCAGGAGGCTGGAAGCGCCAGCGTTACGACGGCTCTGTAACTATTGTGCCGCCTAATCCTTTTCTTTCTAGGGCTTTTGATAAAAACCAAACCAGCGTAAAGGCTAACATTGAAAAAGAGCTAAGCGCATTAATAAGTAAACAATTAAAATAGTAATACAATGGCAACAACAGGACTTGTAAACGGTACCCTCATTGCGATCTACAAAGACGTAAGCGGAACCTTGACTAAAATCGCTAACGCTACCTCTAGCGATTTCGATTTGACAAAAGACATGATCGACGTAACTAACAAAGATAGCGGAGGCTATAAGGAGTTTTTAGCTGGCGAAGCTGGCTGGACTTTGAGCTGCGAAGGTATCTTTGAAGAAGACGGCGGGGTAACTGGCATCAGCTGGAAGGACGTAGTAACAGACTTGCTTGCTGGCACTTCTGTTACTGTGGTAATGACTTCTAACGTAAGCGGGGACTTGAAATTGAGCGGCAGCGCTTTCTTTTCAAACTTGACCCTAAGCGCTCCAAACAATGACGCGGCCACCTTTAGCGCTTCTATTCAAGGAACAGGCGCTTTGACCGTCGGCACTATTTAAGCAATAGTTAACGCCTTTTTGCGTATTATTGCACTATGACAGAGGTAACAATAGGGGGCAAGAAGCACCCGCTTTACTTTAATATGGTGGCAATAGAGCGCGTAATGCAAGGCGCTGACGTTCAGAACTTCGACCAACTCGCGCAGACGGGCCAAGGTATGGCAAACACGCTAGCCTTCGCCCGTCTTTGTGCTTTCTACGGGGTGCAGGCTGGTTATAAGAAAATAGGCGAAAAATGCCCGTTTAAAGACGCTGAGGAGTTAGCCGAAGAGGTTGCTAGCCTTGCCGAGATTACGCCCGCTTTAAACGCCTTTACGGAGGCTGTTAGCACTTTCTTTGCCGTTGCTCCAGAAGAGGCGCAGACAGAGGGAAACTAACAAGCGGCGAGCGGCGGCCGCTAGACTTCGAGCAATTAAAGGCCATAGGTTACGGCGAAATGCTGCTAACCGAAGAGGCATTTAACGAAATAACGCCGCGTTACTTTATGCTGCGCCTTAAGGGGCTTAGAGCAGCACAGCAACAGGCTTACCGAAATGAGTGGGAGCGGACTAGATGGCTTGCTGTTTTTATGGTAATGCCCTACTCTAAAAAGCGCCTGAAGCCTACGGATTTAATGCGCTTCCCTTGGGAGCAGAAAATTGCGGCAAGTGTTAAGGATATAATACAGGCGAATAAGGCTATTTTTGATAAGCTAACCCCGCCTAAATGAGAGCCGCAAAAGTAATTTATAATATACTCGCCAATGACGCGGGCGTTAGCGCGTTAGTTTCTAACCGAATTAACCCGCTGCGCTTGCCTCAAGGTTCGGCTTTCCCTGCCGTAGTTTATAGCGAGGTAAGTATTAACGCCACGCCAACCAAAGACTCAAACAGCCGCCTAGACTTTACGCGGGTGCAGATTGATTGTCTAGCGCTGACTTACGAAGATGCTAGCACGCTAGCCGACGCTGTGCGCAATGCCTTAAACGTGGTAACGCCTGGCACTTATAACGGCGTTAACGTCTTTTATATCGAGTTTGATAATGAGCAGGAGTTCGTAGACGATGCCGCAGACTTTGACGGGGTGGTTCAAGTTTCACAGGATTATATTTTGAGCTACTCGTATACGTACCCAATAGCTGCCAACTACTTACTAACAGAAGGCGGGGCTTTCTTAACTCAAGAAAACGGCTTTAAAATTGTACTGTAATGGCTAGTAACTTAGACTTAAACGTAATAATTAGCGCCTCCTTTGAGAAGCTCAAAAAGGGGATGGCCGACGCGGTTAACGTCGTTAAAGGCTCCACAAAGAAAATGGAGGAGGCCGCTGCTGGTTCTAAAAAAGCACTAGAGCAGGCGTTGGGCGGGGAAAATCTAAGAGTAAAGCGCCGCGAGCTGACGCAGACTATAAACGAGCAGCGTAGCATTTTAACCTCCTTTAAGCAGGACTTAATCAACTTAGAGAATAAGTTAGCGCAGACAAGCAAGGGCGACCTTATGCGGCAGAAGCAGCTAAAGGACGCAATAGCTGGCTTAAAGATTGAGATAAAAGACCAGGAGTCAGCAGTAAGGCAGTTAAGCGAGGCTAGAGCTGAAAATAACTTTACCCTAGAGGAAGGCAGCCGCAGAGCTGAGCAGAGCACGCAGGCAATGGAGGCGCTTAGCCGTGCGGTTAACGCTGGGGCTATGGCTACGCTTTTGTTAGCAGGAGATAACGACAAGCTTAGTAAGGTAATGCGTGGCGTACAAGTTACTATGGCATTAGCCTCTGCTGGCGTTGCTCTTTACAACTTAGCACAAAGACAAAACGAGATTTTTACAGCTGCCGCAACCGCAGCACAGCGAGCTTATGCTTTTGCAGTTGGAACCTCTACGGGCGCAATGAAGGCCTTTAGAATTGCTTTAGCTGCTTCTGGTATTGGTTTAATAGTTATAGCGCTTGGCTCCTTAATTGGCCACTTTACGGGCTTAGGAGACGCGGCAGACGAGGCAGCTAACAAAGTAATAGACGCTCGCAAAAAGTTAGAAAACGACTATTTTAGACCTCTAGACAATAGGTATAAAATACAAGTCCATAACTTAAAAATGCAGGGCGCTACTGTTGAGCAGTTGCAAGCCGCAGAGCGTGCCTATTATACAGAAAAAAAGCGCTTAATAGATCGCGCTATACAACTGGCCGAAATTCAGCAAAAGTCAGAAGAGGAAACCCAGAGCCTAATTGAACTTAAAAACCAGGTAATAGTTGACTCGATAGACTTTGAAAACTCTATAAAAGAGAAGGCTTTTGAGGACGAGCAAACCAGACGCGAAGAGGATTTAAAAGACCTTGAGCAGTATTTAAAAGATAAAAGGGCTCTTGAGCAGGCAATGCAGGAGAACCTTACTGACTTTTTACAAAAAGAGGAAGAGAAGCGTTTAGCTAATTTATCAGCTCGCCGCAGGCCTAGAGCAATGACAGAGGCAGACCTTGCCCCTGGAATGCCAGCGGCTGCTTTACCCGCAGTTTTGCCTGGTGCGGCTGGTGGGCCTTTTGACATTATAGCAGAAAGCGCAGACAATGCTAGCCAGTCGGTCGTAGACTTTGCCAATAACTTTAGAAACGCCACTAGGGGCCTAGCTATTGACATAAGAAACAGTATAGGGTATAACGAGCAATGGGCCGCCTCTTTGCAAAAGATAGAAGAGGCTTTTAACCAGATGCTTAACGCCCTAGAAACGCAAGTCATTGTAAACTTTGCCGAAACTATGGGCAAAGCAATAGCAGGCGAACTAGGTAACGCTCAGGACTTTTTCCAAGGGTTTGCTTCTGCTTTAGTTGACTTTCTTAGTCAGTTTGGTAAGCTTTTGATTGCTGAAGGTATAGCTATTGAAGCCGCAAAAGCAGCTATAAAAATAGGAGACGGAGCTACTGCAATTATAGCAGGGGCCGCGTTGGTTGCTTCTGCCGCAGCTCTTAAGGCGTTCCAAAATAAAGGAATACCAGCCTTTGCAGACGGAGGTATAGTCAGCGGCCCGACTTTGGGCTTAATGGGTGAATACCCAGGCGCTAGGAGCAACCCCGAGGTAATTGCCCCGCTAGACAAATTGCAGTCTATGATTAACACAGGCGGAGGCAGCGGCGAGCTTGTAGCTTCTACCAGATTCGACGGTCGCGACTTGTGGCTAGCTGTTAATAGATACGAAAAAGATAAGGCCAGGGGCTAACTTTGAAATATGGCTAAACAATTCTACGGCACTTTTTACAGCATAGCAGGCGTTGAATATACCTGCGAATTATGGGACGGCCCTAGCGGCACTAGTACGCCCGTAGAGCTTGCTTTGGCTTCTCCTGGTTTTACAATAGAAAGGCAGGGCGAAAGTGACACCTTTTTTGATAACCCGATAAGGGCGAGCCGTGTAAGTGTGCCTTTTGTTGTTACAACAGACGCGCAGCTTACTGCTTTTCAAGGCATAAGCGCAGACCCTGAGGGCAGCTATGCTATTAAAATTTTAAAGAGCGGAAACTTATACTATGTTGGCCGAGTGCTAGCCGATCAAATGCGTTTTGAACGTGCAGACCCAGACGGCAAGATAGTTATACAAGTAGCCGCAGTAGACGCGTTAAACTTAATTGAGGGCTTTTTTGTAGATGAGTCTTGGTTTACTAACGATCACGCAGGCGGCATTTATTTACTGCGCAAATGCCTAGAACTTAGCGGCCTAGACGACTATTTCGGGGCGACGGATGACTATATATTCGACGGCTTAGAGCAATACGAGAGCGCTACTCAGAGCGTAAGCAGCGAGAAATTAAATACTTTCTGGTTTCACCGCTTGGCCTTTGTCGATAACTTTGACATATTCGGAGGCGTTGAGCTTGATTATATAACCGCGCGCAAGGCAGTGGAATTAATACTGCAAGGCTTCGGGGCTAGAATACATTTTGATAACGGCGGCTATTACATTACTCAGACCCCGACCTATTTAAGCTCTACGCTGACCTTTCACAAATACGATAAGAGCGGGAACTATAACGGGACTACCACACTAACGCACGCCGTTAGCTTAGGCACCTTACCCGCTCGCCCGCAATGGGAAGCCAAGCCGCAGCTTTATTACCAGCCGCCTGTAAGACTTAGTCGCTCTGAATTGACAAAAGCTAACGGAGCCTACGCTAAGAAAGCGGTATTTTCTACGGGCGCAATGCAATTAGACTTTGACAGGTTAGAGAACGGCTACCCGTTTCGCATACAGCTTAATATAGAAAGCGCTAGCGCCTCAAGCGTAAACGTAGCTTATCAGGTTGTAAAATGGCGCATTTACGGCGTAGATGGCTCGCCTACTTCGCTCTATTACTATTACGACGGGCTTTACTGGCAATCCTCGGCCACCGTGCCTAATTATAAGCTTAAGGCGTTTAAATATTACAGCGGGTCTAAGCGGCGCTGGCCTATTAATATAGTAGAAGACTTTAGCGCTCCTATTACCACAGGCCCAGCGGCCAATATTACAGGCTTTCACGTTGAGGCGACAGTTGAGGAGGTAGTACTTAATTTTGTTAAAAACCCGTTTACAACAAGCTGGAGTATCAAAAGCAGCACGCCTATTGATTTTCTCGGCAGCATAGCAGCAAGCCGAAGCTATACAACTAGCGACCCCTACGCCTTTACTAAAAACACTTGGGCGCAGAGCGGTAATAGCGCAATTCAAAATAGCATAGTAAAGGACTTGCCGCAGGTATTTTACGATGGCTTTGATAAATACGAGTTAGGAACTATAATGGTAGGCCCGACTTTTGCAACCTCGGTAAAACCAACAGACTGGGGCAACGGCTGGGAGGCTGGCTATAGTGAAAGCTTTCAGCAGTCGCTAGTAGATCAATGTAGCGCAGTTTATGCTAGCTTTATTGGCGCAATACGCGGAACCTGGCACGATAACGGCGGGCTTACTGCTGTCAAATCTTTGTACTTTGACGGCGGGGCATGGTTATTAAATGGCTGCACATATTCGGCCCAGCTTGAAACTTGGGAGGGCGAATGGCTTAAAATTAGTACAACATACGGCGACGTAATAAGCG